GGAGGCCGGCCAGGTGCTCGGCGGTGATCCAGGGGGGCATGGGGCGTCGGGGGCGACGCTTCAATCTTGGGCGGATGCTGGTCATAGGTCAACCTATTCAGGAATCAGTTACGCGAGGAGAAGGCAAGAGCGCGGGTGCCGTGGGCGGGGATGTAGTAGCCACCGGTGCTGCCGTCGCAGGCGTGGCAGGCGGAGCAGGTGGTGGCGTGGCCGGCCTCGGCAGAGGCGGGGCAGAGGGTCAGGCCAGCGGGGGCGGGTTGGCCGGGCTCGGTGACCAGATAGGGCTGCCAGCCGTGGGCGGTGGCGTCGAGGTAGTCGCGGAAGCCGTGACAGGAGGCTTGGAGGATGTCGCGCAGGGATTGGGCGTCGGTGCGGCGCCATTGCGCGGTGTAGCCGGTGTGGTGGCGGGTGTGGGCCAGGCAGGCGCGCCAGACGGGCTCGGGGACGCAGTAGGGGTCACCGGCAGAGCCGATGCGGAGGTCGAAGTCGTCGAGGACGCTGTAGTCGGTGAGGGGGGCGTAGTTGCCGCGCTTGTAGCAGCGCCAGACGCTCAGGGGAGCTTGGTGCCAGGTGACGTAGCAGGTCTTCTGAGTGAAGTGGTGACAGCCACCGCAGATGGAGAGGTTGGAGCCGTCGCGGTAGCCGATGTTCGGGGCGATGTCCTGGCGGAGGATCCAGGTTTGGAGCATGGTGCCGGTCTTGCCGTTGTCGGAGGACTCGGTGAAGCCGGTGATGATGCAGACGATGGGGGCGCCATCGATGGGGGACGGGCCCTCGTAGAGGACTCGCCCGTTGGGGTTGGTGGGCATGGGTCAAAGCTCGTAGTGGAACCAGCCGTAGCCGGGGCGGAAGACGTAGAGGTGCTCGCAGTCACGCACTCGCCAATGGGCGGGGGCGTCAGCGTCGAGGACCGTGCTCGGGGGATCGCCGTAGCCGCTGCCGTCACCGGCGGACCAAGGGCCGGAACCGCGCTCGTGGTGGTAGAGGGGTTGGGGGTCGCGCAGGTTGGTGCGGGGGGCGTCGAAGTCGGGTTTTCCGGCGGTGTCCCGTGAGTAGTCGCTGGCCCAGGTCTCGCGGGTGCGGAGCGCGGACATTGAGCCCGGGCGGATGAGCTCGCGCACCTTGGACAGGGTGGGGTAGTGCTCTTCGAGGATGGGGAGCTGGTGGGAGGGGTAGCCATCCCAGTGGCAGTAGACGGCGCGTACCTTGCCGGAGGGCAGGGCGTAGCCGATGGCGGAGCGGGTAGCCATGGCGGTCAGGCGGCGTGATCGAGGAGAAGGAAGTCGGCGGCAAGGCGCTTGGCGTCCTGCTCGTGGGGGCGCGGGGCCAGCAGTAGGCCGATCAGGTTGCGGTCGAGGCGGACGACATAGCCGCCGTGGGAGCGGGAAAAGGTGATGGTCATGGCAGATCAGGCGTCAGAGGTGTCGATCGGCTGCCACATCGGGGTGTAGGCGGAGGGGTGTTCCCGCACGTCGACGAGGTGGCGGAACTGCTCGTCGGTGAGGCAGTCGAGCTGGGTGCTGAGGGCGAGCACGTCGCCATTTGGAAAGGCGCGGTAGTAGACGCCGCCGTGCTCGTCGGGGCGGAGTTTGCTGCAGTAGTACGCGACGGAGAGGCCGAAGCTTTTGATGAGGAGCCTGTGCTCAGCGAGCTTCTCTATGAGGTACTCAAAACTCAGCGGGCAGAAGTATTCGTCGCCGCTGGCGATGTAGAGGGAGCCATCGCCACCCATCTCGATGTCGAGGCAGTCGGCGTAGAAGTCATCGAACTCGGTGGGGCGGTCGTCTTGCGCCAGGATGTCTTGGAGATCGCTGTGGATGCGGACTGCTGCCTCAGCTCCACCGGGAGCGAAGCAGTCGGCGGGCACATGGGTGGCGCCGGATTCGTAGTTGTTTGCCATGGTTCAGATCGGGGCAAGGGGGGCGTAGGAGCGGATGCGGGAGCGTTGCGTGGCGGCGCCGGTGCTGGCGGGTTTGAGCACGGGCTCGATGCCTGCGGCGCGGCTCCACTTGATGAAGCGGGCAGCGTCTTCGTCTTCTTCGAGGTAGACGTGCTGGCCGCGCTCGTAGGAGAAGCAGGTGAAGACCTTGCGCCAGTCAGCGCCGATGATCTGCACGAGGAAGGAGATGGGGACGCGGACCCAGCCGTGGCCGGGGTCGGAGTAGAAGCGGAAGGTGCGGGTTTGCATGTCAGGCGCGGGGGTCGGGGGTGAGGCCGAGCTCGTGCAGGATCTGGCCGGTGGAGAAGTAAGGGGAGCGGCTGGCAGTGGCACCAGCGAAGCGCCATGAGCGGAACGTGCCGGACCAATAGAGGTCGGTGGGGTCCACACCTACGGATCGCAGTTGCTCGGGAGTGACAGGCGCAATCGCCGGATCGTGGAAGTGGGTTTTCATTGGCGGTAGTTCAGGGCGAGGTCTTTGATCTCTTCGATGTAGTAGTTGACGAGCTCAAACTCGGCCTCGGTGCAGTAGCCGTCGTAGTGGAACTGGTTTGCGCGGGCGAAGTATTTGAGGAGGGCGTCGAAGTCCTCCGGGTGGATGGTGAGTTGGGGCATCGTCAGACTCCGAGGTAGAGAAAGTCGTAGGCGCCGGGTTCCTCGGCGCAGTTGCAGGCCCACGTCCAGAGGACGCGCTCGCGGTTGGCGTTGTGGTCGCAAAGGTCGGAGTGGTCCCACGCGCCGTACTCACGGAGGTATTCGCGGAAGAGCCAGGCGGGGCCATCGAAGTCGAGGCGGCGCACCCAGGCGGCAACATCGGCGGTGCGGTCACCGGAGCCGGAGCAGTCGGCGACGCACTCGGGGGGCAGTTGCCGCAGAGATTCGCGGCCGTGAAACCAGTGGTTGCGATAGGTCATGGCGTGTGCAGTTCCTGAATGGGTTAGCGGTGACGCAAGGCGGGCGGGAGCTGGCGGTTGCGGCGCGTTAGTTCCATGCCGTAGGTGGCGGCTTGGTCCATGTAGTAGCCCTCGCGGGAGGGGTTCCAGCCGGACATAGCGGCTGCGGCTTGCTTGCAGTCGGAGATGACGTAGCGCAGGGAGTAGGCGTCGAGGGTGGCCGCGTGGGACTCCCAGCGGGCGAAGTGCTCGGGGGTGGCGTGCTCGGTGATCATTGGCCGGACTCGATGAGGGTGAAGAGCTCCGACTTGACGGAGGCGATGCTGGGGCCTTCGATGACGTGGATGCCGTAGACACCGCAGAACCAGGGCTTGCGCGGGGTGCTGTAGGTGTCGGTGATGTAGGCGATGGCTTGGGGGTTGGCGCCCTCGGGGAGGGGAATGTCAGTGCGCCAGATGAACTCCAGATAGCCGGGGCAGGTGGCCCGGCGTGAGTCGAATTGCATGGCTGAACTCACAGCTAGAGGGATGGAGAGGCAAAGCCCCTCAGCTAGAAGACCCCCGGACGCAGTGCGCCAGGGGGAACTTCTGGGGGAGAGGGTTTGTGCGTGCTGAGCAGAGCCGAGTGCTCGGTGCCACGGTGGGCACGCGGCCACCGTTGCTGGGTGTCACCCAGCTGGGAGTAGGTATCCCACTATTTAGATCACTCGTGCAGCCGCAACCTGGAGTGTGCTGGGGCGCAGGGGATGCGGGCAGTCCGTGGGTGCAAGCATCTGTCCGCCTGAGGTTCAGGTGAATCGCCGGGCCGTGCGGGTGATCTGTAGACGAGCGCAGTCGAGGGCCTTACGGAGGACAGAGCACAGCGGGCAGGAGGGGCCGTCACGGACCGACGCCACGCACACGGAGGGCGTGCTCGGTCGGGTGACTGACTCCCACGGCTGAGGCTTGCGGTTGGGGCTTGATGCCTCGCGGCACTATTCACGGGCCAACCTTGGCTACCTCCCTGGGGGTATCGACTAACTGGACACACGGCGGGATCGTCTCTGTGCTGGGACCTCTGGCTCCTCACCGCAGATGCGGGGGTCTTGCCTGCCCATGAGACCAGGCCCGCCATGGGCCTTCGTCAGATGTCAGTGGCGCAGCGCACAGCGCCGCAATGGGTCAAACCATGAACGATTCAGGAATAGGATGGACGGTTGGCAACCGATAGCGGCGGGGGGCTGGCCTGGGGCCTAGGCCCCGCAGGGCCGTTCTTCGGTTGTGCTGACAAGCCTTGCAGATCGCCGGGCTTTTGTCAAGTCCCGCACCGATAAAGGTTGCGGGATCGGGGGAGCCGGGGGATCCTGACCCTATGGGCCAAGGGATCGCAGGCCGGTTCCGTCCGACTGAGCTATCAGAGCACGGCCTGCGGCAAGTGTCAAGGGTCTTGACTGAGTCTATTGAGACTCAGATCACAGGGATGAGTCTCACCGTCTCAAAGCAAGACGCAGCCTGGGACGAAGGGTGAGGCAGGGGGTGCAGCGCTTTGCACATGGCCGGGCCCATAAAAATTTAATGTATATGTACTATTCGCGCCCTTCGCGGGCTTTGGTGATCAGCCCGTTAACGATGTCGGCGGAACGGCACTTGCGGGCAACACACTCGGCATCAAGCCAGCGCTTGTTCTCAGGGGTCAGGGTCATCGAGAAGCGGAGCCTGTCGTTTTCGCGGCGGAGCGTCTCGTTGCTTCTGGATTGAGCAGCCCTCGCGGATGTTGAGCGCCAGCGATCCAACGTGTCGGGTTGAAGGTCGCCACGGTCACTTGCGGACTGCAGGCGATTCAGCACGGCTTGGCGGGAGATGTCGTGAACCCTGGCCACATCCGCCCATTTCACAAAGCCGTGGGCGGTGTAAAGCTGCTCGCAGGTGGCGACGATGTCTTCCAGTGGGATGTATTTGGCGTAGCCCACTCTCAGACGTCGACTTTGGTCCCAAAGACTGGCACAGGAGCGTAGGGCTGTCAATCCTTGGCTTGCGTTTCGGCGCTGGGGCCGTGGTACAGGGATTCGAGTTGTTGGACTAGGCCGTCCTCGGGGGTGTCGTCGTAGACGATTTGTTGGATGAGGATTCGGTGGATGCGGGGGCTGCGCGAGAGGAAGCGGAGCATCCAGAGCTCGTACCAGCGCAGGGGGATGTAGGGGTCGCGCCGGGTCATAACAGCTCTTCGAGGTCCTCGATGGGGGCCTGCTGGATGATCAGTGGCGTGCCGGGGCCGAGCCAGGCGCCCTCGAGTTGGGTGGTGACGTAGTCGTGGGCAGCCTCGATGCCCAGGTCGTACCAGCGCATCACGGCTTTGATGCACGCCTCGAAGTCGTAGACGGCGACGGGGCAGGGGTCTCCGGCGCGCCGGCCCCAGCCGAGGAAGGCGGCGTCGAAGACCAGGCGGGGGTAGAGGAACAGCGGGCCGCGGATGGAGCCCGTGTCCAGGTGGAAGGTGGGATCAGAGCTCATGACCGTCGAGGCTGAGGAAGTAGCGCAGCTTGCGCAGCGCGGCTTTTTGGATTTGGCCTGCCCGGCAGCGGCTGAAGCCGAGCTCGGTGGCGATGTCTTTGAGGGTGCGGCGGTTGAAGAAGGATTCGCGGATGACCGTGGCTTCGGTGGTGGAGAGACGGGCCAGGGCGGCGGTGAGGGCTTCTTGGTTGCTGCGGAAGGTCAGGTGCTCGTCGGGCTCGGATTCGTTGGAGTCGGTGGGGGCTGAGATCAGATCGATGATTGCGGAGCCGCCCTCGGTGGAGAGGGAGTCGAGGGACGCGCAGGCGGTGATGGTGTTGGTGTGGAGGACTTGGGCGATGCGCTCGGGGGTGGTGTCGGTGAGGGTGGCGAGGTGGTCGACGCTGGGGGCGGTGCCGTGGAGGGTGAGGTGCTCAGTCGTGAGGCGTTGGATGCGGGCGAGGAGTTCGTGGGTGTTGATTGGGATGCGGATGGCGCGGGCGTGGGTGTGGATCGCGCGGTTGATGGCTTGGCGGATCCACCAGTAGGCGTAGGTGGAGACGGCGTAGCCGCGGGTCGGGTCGAAGAGCTCGAGGCCGCGGATCAGGCCGAGGTTGCCTTCTTGGATGAGGTCGGCCAGGTCGAGGCCGCGGTTTTGGTAGCGCTTGGCGATGGAGACGACCAGGCGCAGGTTGGTGCGGACCATGACCTCCATCGAGCGGCTTCCCGAGCGGCGGATGTGCAGCGGGGCGCTCTCGCGGCCGTGCTCGTGGTGGATCCAGGCGAAGATGCGCTGGCAGTGGCGGAGCTGCGCCTCTTTCGAGAGGACCGGGTGCCGGCCGATTTCGGATAGGTAGTGGTTGATTTCGGATTGGGACATTGCCCGATTGTCAACCAGAACTGGATGGGTGAGGGTAAATAGAAGATGAAGGTTGCATTGGATGGTGGCTGGCTGGGATGTCCTGCTGAGCGGGGAGCGCAGTGCCAGCGGCCGGATGGACCTCGGGGATGGGCGTCTGGTGCGTGGGTGGGTCCGGCAGCCAGTCGGTCTCGGGGTCCGGGTCAGCTGTGAGGTGGTCGGCGAGGGTCCACTGGGCTCGGAGGATGTCTTCGAAGCAGCGCTCGAGGAGCGGCGCGCAGCCTGAGTAGGTGAAGGCGGCGTCAGGGCCGTCGTGCAGTTCCCAGCGGTAGTAGCCGTCCTCGGTGGTGCGGATGGTGATGAGGAGGGGGGAAAGGTGGGTCATTCCGCAGGTTTTATGACGTAACGGCCACGGACGCCACTTGAAACTATTGGGCACTCTTTCCAATACCTAGAGTTTAATGCATTTGAAACTTGTTGGGACCATCGTGTTCCGGCTTGTTGGGTTTGTCTGTCTCCTTCTTTTAGAGTCGTGTACTGCTGAAGATGGTCGCAAATAGTGGCGAAAGTTACTTCACGTTCGCCAAAGTATTCTCTAATAGCTTTGATATTGTCTGTTATTAGTTTTCGTATCTCGGGGCTGCTGTGATATGCGGGCTTTGCTATTGCAGGCTCAGCTAGTTCCTCCGTTAGCTGTTCTTGCGATTTTGCGTGCTCTATAGCCTCCCGAGCGTAAGCACGCATCAGTTTGCCTGCTTTACGACTGTGCAGGGCTTCAATCATCATGCGCTTAATTGCTGCGCGCTGTTCAAGAGGGTCCCCTATCAGCTGCGCTATGTGAAGACGTATGAGCTCTTCTTGTGCTTCTTGTATCTCGCCTAAGCGCTGTTCGATTAGTACAGTCGCTATTTCTCTCATGAGATGATGATAGATCGGTGCTAAGCCCTTGAACTTAGGGTCGTTTACAACATCAAGTAATGTTTTCATTGTTTAGGGAGCGAGGCGGGCTTTGTGGAGCGGATAGCGATGAGGAGGAGGGCTCATGGGGCTAAGGAATCACGCCTTCGGCTCTGAGCTCTCTTATTGTTATTTCTGCTTGTTTTTTGCCTGCATCGCTTATGAACCATTCCGCTTGTAGGCTGTGATCACCGCACCAATCTTTGTTTGATACCTGGGCGAAGCCCGATGTAGTAGGTGAGTGACGTCGACACTGGCCGAAGCGCAGGGTTATGTCTTCGTACTGTGTGGACTCATACCACTCGCAAGATTCGCAGTGGAGCTCACCTGGCTTGAAAAAAGTACTGGGTGTTTTCACTGAGTTAAGGTGCGAGGCGGGCTTTGTGGAGACGCGAGGTGGCGTACCAGCTGGCGATCTCGGGGGCCCAACTTTCGAGGTGGGGCCACAGGAGGTCGCATAGCTGTTGGATCTCGAGTTGCGCGTCGCGTTTGGCTCGCAGATCCATGAAGTGGAGTAAGGAGCGGAGGTTGAAGGAGACGACGAAGTCCTGGCGAATGGCGTAGGGGATGATGTCCCGGGCGTGTTCTTCGCTGAAACCGTCCTCGAGGGCGAGCTTGAAGCGGCCGGCTGAGTCGATGCAGATGATGCGGTGGACGATGCGGGCGTCCTCGGTGTAGTCGTACTGCTTGCCTTGGCGGTCGCGGTAGGTGCCGACGGGGCGGAGGTAGAAGACTTCTTCGACGTCGCGGGCGCCGGTGCAGACATCCAGGATGCGCTTGCCGGTGTAGCGGCCGGATTGGACGTCGAAGCTGACGCCGACGCGGTGAGTGCGGGCCTGTTGCATCACCGAGTGGGGGAAGCCCCCGACGTTGAAGGTGATGGCCGGGTGTTCCAGCGGGCCGTAGTGGCCGCGCTCGCCAGCGAGGAGGTGCTTGATGATCAGGCGGCCGGCTTCGGATTCGCTGGGGGGTTCTTCGTCGAAGACGAATTTCTCGGAGTAGTCCTGGTGCATGGCCCACCAGCACAGGGTCTGGGGGTGCTCGGTGCGGGCGAGGACTTCGACGCGGAAGTGGGGGTCGATGGCCACGGGACTAGCGGTACGTGATCGGTTTGGAGGAGCAGTGCAGCTGCGGGATGCGCCAGAGCTTTCCGGCGGGGTCGACGAGTTGGAGGTGGGGGAAGCCCAGCCAGAGTTCGCCGCCGACAACCGTGAAGGTGCTGTCCAGCGGCCAGCCCTTGACGTAAGCGGTCTCGCCGAGTTGGAAGCGCCAGGGGTAGGTGCGCAGGTCGCCGGGCTCGGGGGCCAGGGGGACGGGTTTGGTTGGGATGGGGGGCATGGTTAGGCGGCGATGGATTGGGGGGTCAGGATTTGTTGGATGCGTTCGTAGAGGTTGAGCAACGTGCCGTCGTTGAGGATGCGGCGGTCGAATAAGGGGTAGTTGTCCAGGGAGCCTTCGCTGGAATGCGTGGTGCCGCGCTCGGTGGCGGGGCGGGTGACACACCAGATTTCGCCGCCGAGACGGCGGATTAGGGCGGCTTCGTTGGGGTAGCGGATGTCGTCGCAGACGACGTTGAAGCCGTTGTTGAGTTGGCGGGTGGCGGCGTGCTCCCAGCACATCAGCCAGAGCTCGGGGTGGATGCAGTCGCGGCCCCACTCCGTGCCGAGGGTTTGGAGGATGTGGCGGAGGTTGGTTTTGATGCCGGGGATGGTGTCGTTTTTGCCGTACTCGAGGAGGCGGTTGATGGTGTCGAGGTCGTGGCCGAGTTCCATCAGCAGGACCGTGGCCATGCGCTTGATGGGGTGGGCGAAGGAGATGGTTTCGTAGCCCGCGTCGATCAGGTAGCGGGCGATGGTGGTTTTGCCGGAGCGGGGGGCCGGGCTGTAGAGCCCGATCAGGCGGGGTGGGGTGCGCATGACTGGGTTACTCGGGGAAGGAGGGGTCGAGGATTCCGAGGAGGGCGAGGTGCATTGCGACGCCGGCTTTGCGGTAGATCTCGGGGGGTTTGCCCCCGTTTTTGGGGTCGCCGAGGATTGACCAGAGGAGCGAGGTGTATTGGCAGACGATCAAGTTGGCGTTGCTCTCTTCGACGAAGAGGGCGACCAGGCTGGAGAGGGCGTGGTTGGCGAGGAGGTCGGGGTTGATGCCGAGCTCGGTGAGTTCGTCGCTGAGGGCGCGGAGCTCGGGGGAGTCGCCGTCAAAACTGGGGCCCAGCAGCGTGTAGAAGCTGAGCTCGCGGCGGCTGGCGATTTGGCCGATGAGAGAGCCGGCGATGGCGGAACTGAGGTATTCCTCGACTTTGTTTTGTTCGCGCTTCATCGTTTTGACCTCCGGGCTCGGCTGAAGGTGAAGCGCTTTAGGCGGGCGAGGAAGTGCTTGTAGAGCTGCTCGAGGGAGCGGGCGTCAAGGGTCTCGATCTGCGGAGGGGAGTCCGCGATGGCGATGACGATCTTGGCTTGGGTGATGTGGAGGCCCAGGTGGCCGTAGACGTGGTTCGCTGCGGCGGTGTACGCGGCGCATTGCAGCGAGTACTCGTAGATCTTGTCCGGCTTGCGCAGGGCGTCGGCTGTTTTCCAGTCGAGCAAGGTCGGTTGGAGGCCGTCCTCGGAGAGGTAGGCGATGCAGTCGAGCGTGCCGGCGAAGCCGTCCGGGTGCCAGATCGCGCCTTCCATCAGAAGGGGCTTGTCGACCGTGTCCAGGAAGGGGCGGCTGGACTTCCAGTAAGGGGTTTGGAGGAAGTCGAAGGTGGGTTCGACACCGTCAGCGAGGAAGAGTTCGATCGCCTCGTGGTGCTTGGTGCCGCGATGGCTGGCGAGGGAGCTGATGAAGTCGGCGCGCTCGGGGCCGACGGATTCGCGCCAGGCTTCGAGGCCGGATTGGTCGCGGGAGCCAGAGAGGATTGTGGTGACGGAGGGGCAGGCGCCGACGGGGGTGCTGTACAAGCGCTCGTCGCCGTCGTGGCTGCGGACAGGCTCGTAGCGAGGGAGAGCCCGGAGACGTTCAGTCAGGTTTGGCGTAGTCAATGCCGGGCTGGGGGAGGAGGAGTTCGTTGGGTTCACAGCCGAACAGCTCCAGCAGCGCGGTGAAGACCTCGGGGTCGAGGTAGCGGCTACGGCCGAAGCGGATGCGGTTGAGGGTGTTGTGGGAGACGCCCAGTTCGTGGGCCAGCTTTGCCATGGACCACCCGCGTTTGAACGCACAGTGCTCGACATTTCGTGCGTAGACGTGCAGGAGAGGAGGCTGGTTGGCGGACATGGGTGAAAAGATTTATTCAACAGTAACGAAAAGGGTGGGTTGGGGCCCACCCCGTTCAGGAACTGGATAAATCAGGCTGAAGCTTCAGCCCAAGGGTCGTCTCCGTCGAACAGAGCCTTCAGGTTGCACGACACCTTTTCAAAGGACTCGGAGATGTCCTTGGTGACGGGCTTGGGCGGTGCGGCGACGAGCGTGTACTCGGTCTCCTTGCCTTCGCCGGTCTTGCTGATCTTGATGTCGTAGGTGGTCGGGTCGCCGTAGTCCTCGTCCTTCATGAACTTGAAGAGTTGGTCCATCAGCGTGCGCTGAGTGATCTCCAAGATCTTGAATTCACCGGCCTCGTAGTCGTAGACCAGGCCAGCCAGGAAACGCTTGACCGAGAGTTTGCCGCTCAGGTCGGGGGCCAGGTCGGCGGGAAGTTCGGTGGGCTTGGATTCCCAGCGAATGGGTTTTTTGTCGAGGGTCCAGCCGCTGTAGCCCGTGATGCCTTCGCCGAAGAAGCGCAAGCGCTTTTCGCCGGTCAGCTTGGAGGGGTTGATGTAGCGGCCAGAGCTACTGGATTCGTTGGCGATCTCGTCGATTACGCCAGCGGAAAGGAACGTGGATGTCATGAGGCTTCAGATGCCGAGGTGACGGGGATGGCGGTGGCGGAGGCGTGATTCCGAATGATCTGCTCGCAGACCTCGGAGGGAGATGAGCCGGAGCCGTGTGCCAGATCGATGAGGTGGGTGTGGGCGGTATCTGTGAGATACAGATGCCGTTTGCGCTTGAGCTCGCCGTAGAGGCGGTGCTTGGTGCTCACTCCAAAACGTCGACTGATGTCAGCCTAGACAGGTTGGCCTAATGCGTCAACCGGATTTGGACGATTGTTTGAGAATCGCGGTGAGAACGAGCTCGCCACTTGTGAAGCCAAGCGATTTGGCGGTTGTACGGATTTGGTCGGCGAGCTCGGAGGGCAGGTTGACCGTGGTTTTGAGACGGCGGGAGGGGACGATCTCGGGGAAATCGTGGGCGGCGCCGGCGGCGCAGAACTGGGGGCGGCCGCTGTCGTCGAAAGTCACTGGCAGCAGCGGAATCTCGTTCTCGAACGGATCTGCGGCGCAGTCAGCGAGTTGCTGGATGTAAGGCTTCAGCGCAACAAGATCAGCGCCCGAGCACAGCAGCGTGTACATCTGGCCGCCTTGGTCGTCTTCGACAACAAGGCGAGCTTGGGGGTGCGGTTGATCACTTAGCTGCTCAATTTCGAGCAGGGGCATGTAGTGCCAGTCGACCGGCGCTCCGCAGAGCGATGCGGCGAGGCGGTGGGCAATTCGGTTGACGGGCACAGAGCTGTTGCAGTCCCCTCAATGTAACGGCACCTATGGGGTCTGGTTGACCGTTACCACCACTGGTAGTGGCTACGTCAGCTTTTCAGGGCTTGGATCAGATCGCTCTCGGTGCTGGGGCCACCAAGTTCTGCGCTCAGGGCGCTGATTGCGGGGAGTTCGTTAGCCAGCTGTTGGGCGTTCCAGACATCGCGGTTCTGGATGACGGCGTTGGTGCGGCGCAGGCGCTCGGCGTCTTTGGCCGGGTATTTCTCGCGGAGGACGCGGTCGAGCTCGGTGATGATGTCCATGTCCTGCTGGATCATCAGCTTGCGGATCATGGCTCCCCACGCTGCGGAGATCCGGCTGGCCTGCTCTTCGGTGAAGAAGGTTTCGCGCAGGTCGATGTCGAGGGGCTGGCGCTGACCGCAGAAGACTTCGACCCACCAACCCAGCTGTGGGGGCTTGCCGCCCTCGGTGATGGCGAAGGCTTTGGCGTAGAGGTTGCTGCCGGGGGTGCCGGGCAGGAGCTTTTTGGTGGTGGCGTAGCGGTGGATGTAGAAGTTCAGCCGCTCAATGGCGATGAAGGTTCGCGGTCCGGGGCTGAGGAGCTTGCCGTGGCGCAGGCCGCTGATTTGGCTGCTGTGGAGCCACGAGGTGCCTTCAAGGCAGGCGCGGGCCAGGGTCACCATGGTCGGGTGGGACCAGCCGTTGGTGTCCATCCACCGGGTGAAGAGCAGCGAGAAGGTGCTGACTCCCTGGGTGAACTGAGTGTGGTGGTCGACGTGCGCATCACGTTTGGACTGCGCCATGGACACTGATTGGTTGGGCAACAGTTCTGGGGCCGGAAGGCTTGAGTGCGTGGGCCAACCCTAAAAGGTGTTGAGGCAACTACGAACCTTTTTCAGAAAAGGATCAAGGTTTGACGGTTGTCCAAATCTGGTGTACCCGATAGCTTGGCTTGTCCTGGATGGGCGTCGCGCATAAAAAAGCCCCGCACCGACTGGGGTGTGGGGCGATGGTGGCCCTTGGAAAGGACGAGTCTCAAGCGACCCGAACCTACATGACAAGACCGAACTCGGCAAGCACGGATGCGCCAGATGGGGGCAAACGTGCAATCGATCTGCTGCGCGAAAACGCCTTCCCGGAGTGGTGGACGTTCGTGCCGGTGGCTGGAAAGGCCACCTTTGTGAAGGAGTGGAGCACCAAGCCGTTGACCCGGCAGCTCTGCATTGATGCCTACAAGACCAACCGCGCCTACGCCGGCCTCGGTGTTGTCACCGGGGAGTTCTCGGGGGGCTTGATCGCCCTGGATATTGATGGGCCGGAGGCCGATGCCCGCTATCGCGGTGCGGCGGGCGATGACTACGACGCGCTCGGTGAGGAGCGGACGATGTCGTGGACTTCGGGGCGGCCGGGCCGGAGGCAACTGCTGTATCGGGTGCCGCAGTCGATCGTGCCGGAGCTGCGGCACGTCAAGACGCTGATCCTGCGCGCAGATGGGAATTGGCACCTGGGCAACAGCGATGTGGAACGGCAAGCGGGCAAGGTCGAGGCCAGCGAGGCCCCGCACTACGAAGAGGTGGTGCTGCGCTTCAACCAGTGCCAGAGCGTGGTGCCGGGCTCGCCCCATCCGGATACGGGCAAGACCTACAGCTGGTTGAACTACAACGCGGCGCAGGTCGCGCCGGCCCCGGCATGGGTGCTCGATGTGCTCCGGGATCACCGCAAGCCGGTGCAGTGGCTGAGCGATGCCGACCAGAAGGCCCTTGATGCCGAGCTCGGGGAGACGGCGATTCCGTCCCGGCAGATCCGGGGCTGGTTCTTCAAGGAGGAGGTTCAGCGGCTGCTGCGGCCTCGGTTGGATGAGTTGGTGTTCAACCACCCGGTGTTCGACAAGTACGGGTGGAAGGAGCGCGGGGGGAACAAGCCTCAGATGATGTCGGGCTGCCCCTGGCACGGGGGGCAGTCGGGCACCAGCTTCCAGTACTCGGCTGAGTCGGGCTGTTGGGACTGCAAGGCGTGCGGGGTTGGTGGTGACGTCCTCGACTTCGTTCACAAGGTCACGGTCAATGACCTCTACGCCGAGCGGCCTCAGGGGCCGGACCTGGAGCGGTACGTAGCGGAGATCGCCACCAAGCTCGGGTTCAACTACCCCGAGGATGCGCGGGCCCAGATCACCAAGGAGGCCCCGCGGCTGGTGATGGATGAGCGCCAGTTCCACGAGGCGCTGATCAAGATTCACGATGAGGAGCTCAACCCGGCGATCAGGCTCGGGCGGATGGCGGGCCTGGCGGCGGAGACCGGCCGGCGGCTGACGGGCCAGCAGTGCCTGGCTGCCATGGATGAGTACCGGTACTACGAGGACAGCCGCCGCAACAACCAGAAGAAGGAGTGGTGGCAGGACGTGGAGCAGATGCAGTTCCTGGTGCCGAACCTGTTGATGCGGCCCACCCAGGTGATGCTGCACGCGGCGGGCGGTCTCGGGAAAACGTCGGCGTGCATGGGCCTGGCCAAGGTCGTCGGGCGCGGCGAAACCATGCGGATCCGCGGCATTGAGCTGCCGGTGAAGCAGGGCCCGGTGCTCTGGATTCAGAACGACCAGAACCCCGCCAAGCTGCTGCGGGACTGCGAGGACAACGGGATTAACCCCGCTCTCGACAAGTGGTTCATCGTCAAGCGCGGCTTCCAGATCAACCACACGCATGAGTTTGCGGAGTGGATCCGGGCCTACAAGCCGGCGCTGGTGGTCGTCGACTCTATTGGCTCCTGCAGCACCAAGATGCAGGTCGAGGAGAAGGACAAGGCGTTCGCCAGCCCCTTCTATTACTACGCGGAGAAGAACGGCGATCCGGACGAATCAGGGTTCCCGGCGACCTCGATCATCTGGATTCACCACGACAACGCCAATGGCGATGCCAGGGGCACCCGCTACCTGATCGCTGCGGTGGATGAGCAGTGGCACCTGCGGACGCTCTCGGAGGATGAGCGGGAGGCGCTGCGCGAGCGGGGGCGCGTTCCGTCCAGCTGCCGGATGATCCAGATCAAGAAGTCCAGGCTCGGGCGCCAGGGTGACCTGCTGGTAGTGGAGCGGGACCACGACTTCGCTTACTCGGTGTGGGACTACACCCCGACCGAGCGGAGGGAGGACCAGGGCCAGGGGGATCCGGAGCCGCACACCATGGCGCTGCGGATCGTGAAGGACCACGTCCTCAAGTCGCGGGGGGAAGACGGGGTCGGTCTGAAAGACCGCCTGACTGCCAAGACGGTTTGGGAGTGTCTTGTTGAGGAGATGGGTGGACAGGGGCGGCGGGCTCCATCCAGTCGGACCGTGAAGCGTTGGCTAGATCGTTGGGTGGATGACGGGGTGCTGGTGAATGGGAAGGCGCTCTCGGTTGAGGGGCAGAACAAGCCGGCTCCTTCGTACACGCTCCCTCCCTCTCGCGCGCGTGCGTTGCCTGCTACGAAGGGACTTTTGTCAGTTCGTCCTTCAAATCCGTTGCAGGAGAACGAAAGTCAGAACGGACAAGGGTCTGCTCCCGAGGCCGTTGTCGTTTCAACTGAGCGCGTTCAACCTGCTCAGGAACTGAACGGACAACAACCAAACCAGGATGACAATGTCCATCCAAAATTCCCAGTCCCCGAGAGCGATCTGGGGGCAGAGCGGTCAACGGACACGCCCACACTCGGTATAAGAGGCTCCGAGGGCGCTGCTGAAACAGCTGAGGAGGCCGTCGACGCTGGGGTTGAGGCCGTGATCAGTCACCCTGAATCCGGCGATCAGCTCGTGGCGCCGCCTGTTTGGGCGCAGGAGCCCAGGCCCGAGGCCGTTGTCGACTGGGACGACCTCGACGCTGGATTTAGGGCGGGGTGAGCCTGTCGCCACCACCGATAGTGGCAACGGCTGCTTGCAGTTCCTAAATCGGGGCTAGGCTGACCAAATACGGCAAAGGGAGGGGTGGCAACCCCCTCCCCCTGCGTCACCACCGTTCACCGCTGGTGGCCGCGCCGCTCCGACAACCTCATCCGGAGCAGGGCTCCGCACAACCTACATGGCTTTCTTCTCAATGGATAGTTCCAACCTCGTGTCGCGTTCCTGGAACGGGACGCCGATCAGCCGCCGGACCACCGATGGCTACGTCAATGCCACGGCCATGTGCCGGGCGAACGACAAGCAGTGGCACGACTACTGGCGCACTGATCGAGCAACCGAGTACCTGGAGGCACTCGCGGCCGAAACGGGAATCACCGTTTCCAACTTGTGTCTCATCACGAAAGGCGGCTCGCACCAGGGCACCTGGGTTCATCCGCAAGTTGCCGTGGATCTGGCCCGGTGGATCTCGGCGCCGTTCGCGGTCTGGATGGACGGCTGGTTCATTGAGAGCTTCCAGAGCGGAGTTCAGCCACAGAAAACGACGGTCCCCAAGCTCGGGGCTGCCGAGGTCATCGCTTTGGTGGAGCGCAGCGTGGCGCTGTTCGATCGACTCGGTGGTCTGGACCAGCGTGATGAGTTGCTGTTCAAGGACATCGTGCGCAGCAACGTGTTGTCAGCGAGCTCGGGTTCAGTGCCCACGCTGGCTGGCGAGGACGAGCTCACGCTGAGCGACGCCTGGATGGAGGTGTTCCAGGAGGTGCTGCCCCGGACGAAGTACCGGTCCGCCGGGATTTTGATCGCCAACGCCTACCGCGAGGACTTTGGCGAGGAGCCCCCGACTCGGCAACAGTTTGTGGACGGAGCACCGCGTCAAGTCAAGAGCTATCGCCGCTCGTGGCTGGTCGAGACGCTGCAGCGGTTCAAGTCTCAGCTTGCTGGGGCCTGATCGATTCCGAATACGGATGGGCACCCTTCACACCGATCTCGGGTCAGCGCCTCAAGCTGCTGCTCCATGAGCAGGCAGATCAGCGCCTTGGCCTCGAAGTGGCCTGTGACCAAGCTGCGGGCCAGAGGCTTGAGCTGCTCGAGGTCGGTGCAGCTGTCCACCATCCGCAGCGCGGCCTGTTCCGCGAACTTCAGCGAGAGGTGGTCCATCCTCACTACGCCGTTACACCACAATGCCATCGTTAAAAACACAGGAAAGGGCTGAGGCCCTGACACGTCTTGATTTCGACTTTGTGCAGGGCCCCCATCAGGTGGGGCTACTGCAGCGTCGAATTAACGAGATCGCAGCGAGCGACGGGATTATCGGCGTAGATACTGAAACCACCGGATTGGATCCTTTGGTCAATCAGGTGCGTCTGGTTCAGGTCGGAACTAAAGATTTTGCTCTGATTGTTGACCTGGATGGGTGGAGAGCCGAGGGCGAAAGAACAGTGCCATGGGATGCTCCGGGACTTTCAGAGCTGCGTGCGCTGTTGGAGGGAAATAAGCGCAAAGTGCTGCAGAACGCTGCGTTTGACCTCAATTTTCTGCGAGGGGAGAACATCGTCCTCGGGGGCGCCCTGTTCGACACGATGATCGCGGCCAAGATCATCAACAACGGGACTGGGGCCAAGAACGACCTCGGGTCGCTGGTGGACCGTGTCCTCAAGCTCCAGCTGCCGAAGGAGCTGCAGAAGGCGGATTGGTCGGGAGAGATTTCTCCGGAGATGGTCGAGTACGCGGCGCGGGACGTTGTCTGCTTGCCGTTTTTGGCGGAGGAGTTGGCGGAATCGCTGCGGACCCAGAAGATTCGGGATGGCTTCACCCTCTGGGATCTGTTCGCCCTCGAGATGCGGGTGCTCCGGCCCATCGCCACGATGCAGTGGCACGGGTTTGGGTTTGATCAGCCCGGAGCCGAGGAGCTCAGGCTCGCGTTGACGGAAGAGGCTGAAGCTCTCAAGACCCTGTTCCTTGAGCACCTGGACAAGGAGATCCGGGCCAACCACCCGGACGATCCGCACGTCTGGCTGCCGCGCGATCCCGATGGCAGTGTCAATACCCGGGAGAAGGATTCCGGTTCTAAGCGCCTGGGGACCAAGCTGCTCAAGGGCTTCAACCCCCGTTCGCCGAAGCAGATGGCAGAACGGTTTGAGCAGGCGGGCATCCTGCTGCCCCCGGATGAGAAGGGTGCCCCGAGCCTGGATCAGAACCTGTTGGCGTTCCTGCGCAAGGACTACGAGCTCATCGATCAGTACCTGACCTGGAAGACGGCGGTCACCAAGGTCTCGAACATCGAGAAGCTGCTGGAGTCAGTGGGGCCGGATGGCCGGATCCATTGCAACTACAGGCAAATGGGGACTGAGACGGGCCGTCTGAGCGCGGCGTCTCCCAACCTTCAGCAAGTAAATCGGGGTAAGGATTTCCGCAGCAAATTCGTTGCGGCCTCGGGCTACGTCCTCGTGGTGGCGGACTTCTCGCAGATTGAGCTGCGCGTGGCGGCGGAGCTCTCAGGTGAGGAAAAGATGCGGGAGGCGTATCGGGCGGGGCGCGACCTGCACACCGAGACTGCAGCGTTGATGACCGGTGTCGCCCTCGGGGACGTCACCAAGGAGGCCAGGACCTCAGCGAAGGTGGCCAATTTTGGGTTGCTGTATGGCGCGGGGCCGGCGACGTTGCAGAAACAGGCGGTTGCGCAGTACGGCCTCGATATGGAACTCGACGAGGCGCGGCAGATCGTCGAGGGTTTCAGAGCCGCGTACCCCACGCTTTATGCCTGGCAGCAGAGCGAAGGCACCAAGACCACCAAGGCGGTGAATACCGCGATTGGCCGCCGGCGCATGCTCGTGGGGTTCAACGACAAGTACACGACGCGCATCAACACGCAGGTGCAGGGCACCGCGGGTGACATTGCCAAGATCGCGATTGACAAGCTCTGGCGCCACGTTGTCCAAGCGCCGGCAGGTGAGGCCAAGTTGATCGCCATGGTCCACGATGAAATCGTCCTCGAGGTGCGCGAGGAGCAGGCCGAGCACTGGGCTGGCGTGCTGAAGGAGTCCATGGAGCTCGCAGGCTCGGAAGTCTGCACGCATGTGCCCATCGTGGCGGAGGTGTCTGCTGGTAAGACCTGGGCGGACGCGAAGTAAAAGGCAGCCGTAGCCTTGTTTAGTGGCGCTACACCCATGGCCCCACAATTTGTGCCCCGGGATCGCTCCTTCTACTGCGTGTTGATGGAGGACATCGCCGACGCAATCGAGGCGTCGCTGAGTGTCGATCCGGTTGTCGAATCCATGGCGGTGATGGATGTGCTCACCACCCGGCTCGAGGAGCACTTCGACGGCCTCGTGGTTGGCGATGGGCGCGGCATGGAGATCGATGGCCGGCGCTACGTCGAGATGCTGTTCTCGGTGGGTGGTTGACCGAGCTCGAGGTCAGGGACGCGCTGCTTCGCCGCTTGGAGAAGGTGGTGCGCAAGCTGCCCAATGGCTTGCTGCAGCGGCTGGTCGCCGACGCTGAGTTCTTCAGTGACTGGAACGTGCGCAAGAAGCGTGCTCGGGCTTCAGCGCGGATCGCTCAGCACCGAGCCTGGGAGATCAAGGCAGAGGACCGCTACTGGAAAAGTGTTAGGCGGTAGTTCAGTCGTCTGCCGCGTCGTCGAGTGCTTTGACCAGCAGATTCCACCATTGGAACTGCAGTTCTGGCATGTCAACCCAGTTGGGTAACCACTCGGTGTAGAGGCGGCTGTACCACTGCTGTAAGCACTCTTGCTCGGTCATCGAGGCAGCTCAACAAATTCCGAGCTCGCGGAGAGTTAGTTCACGGTGGTACCGGAAGTTGAACGCATTGCCCCGTTTTTGTTGTTTCACTGCGGCCTGCGACAACCGGCCTGAGTAGACATAGTTAAGGAGCGTGCGGGTTGAGACGTTGCAGAGCTTGCTCATCTCTGCGGGGGTCAGCCAGACCTTCTCCGGGGCGACGAGCGGCATTTGTTGCTCCAGTCGCTCCATGCGCCGATTGAGTTCTTGCACTTCGTGCAGGATCGCGGAGCCGAGTTCGGTGGAGATCATCTTCTGGGGTGAGCTCGGCGAAGCCTAGCGCATTTGCGTGCAAATTCGGAATGAGTTGGACTGCCGACCGGATCTGGTTAGGGCTGACTGGCTTCTGCCATGGCTCGGCGTAGGTCCTCGGCTTGGATGTGGCGGTGGTACGAGGACTCGTGGACGGCAGCGCTGTGGCCCATGGCGCGGGCGCAGAGCGTCAGGGGCTTGCCGGCCTCGATGCTGCGGACGGCCCAGCGGTGCCGCAGGTCGTAGAGGTCGAACTCGTGGAGCAGCTCGTCGAAGATCGGTTTGATCTCCCGTGATCGCCGGCTGTGGCGCCAGGCGTCGACGAATCTTCTGCTGAGCGAGGAGTCGTATTGGTCGGGCCGGGTCCAGCGGTATTCACCGGGGATTTCGATCTTGTCCAGGGCGTAGCGCTCGATCCAGCTGCGGGGCAGGGCGAAGCAGGTTCGCAGCACGGGAGTGCGGTTGCGGCGTTTGATCGTCACGCATTGCGCGGTGCTGTCGGTGTTGAGCACCAGAGACGGCACTTCCGCCGGGCGGCAGCCGAAGGTGGCAAGGGCCGCGTAGCACCATCCCCATTTCGTGGGGCGAAGGGCGTCCAGCAGGGCGACGATGGTCGCGTCCTCGGGGATGGTCCGGTCTGCCGGTTCGTATGTCCCTTTGAGCGCGGACAGTTCCTCGAGGTCGCCTTCGAGCCGTTGGTGTTTGGCAAGGCGCTTGTAGACCTTGCAGCACTCGAGCCGAGTGCGAGTTCCTGGGGCGGTTGATAACGCGATTGTTAAAAGAGTCGGAAGTGTGCAGGGCTCCTGACTTGGGAGACGCCGGAGCTCCAGGGCAATCCGGTCCCAAGTGCGCTCGGAGGCAGGTGTCCGGGGATGGGTCTGCCAGTAGTGGATTTCAAAGGCGTGGACCGCTGCGCCGCAGGTCAGCGGGGTGGATGCGCTGGGAGCATCAGCGTGGACCGTTGTGGACCACGGCAGGAGGGGTGGGTACGTCCCTTGCTGAATCGCTGCGTGGAGCTGGAGACAGCGCAGCTCGGCGGTGACAAGATTGACCACCGTGGCTGGGAGGTCCAGGGCAATGCGACGACGCCTGGGTGGACCACCAAGCTCGGGGAATGTGCCCCGAACTGTGAGGGCATTGCGGCGCTGCTCCACTGCCATGCGGAGCCCACGCTCTCGGAGGGCGTTGTTGAGGGGGCCGAGCTCGAGCACGGGCGTGGACCATTTGTGGACCGATTCTCCGCCAGAAACGGCAAGAAGGGGCTTGATCGCTCTCGGGGCCGCGGCCTTGTTAATCCAAGCACCGATCCTTAAACCCCTTGCAATTCCTGGGATTCCAGGCTGTAACTGAAGCGGAGGGGGTGGGATTCGAACCCACGGAGGCTTTCACCTCGCCGGTTTTCAAGACCCAGTTCAAAGCAAGTCTTGAAAGGCTTTTTGGGGTGTAAGGCGAACGGTGTGGACCGTTTGTGGACCGATAGCCTGGTTCATACGCACGTTGCGCATGGCCAGCAGCAAGAAGATCGCCTACCCCGCGAGCTGGGATGGGGTGCTGGCGGCGGCCAAGGCGGCGGGGGCCAAGTTCCCCGAGCTCGTGGCTGCGCAATGGGCCCTGGAGAGCGGATGGGGGAAGAGCCCATCAGGGCGCAACAACTACTTCGGCATCAAGGGCAAGGGCACGGTCAAGCCGACGACCGAGTTCATCAACGGAGCTCGGGTGCATGTCGACGCCGAGTTCATGGACTTCCCCGACCTCGGGGCCTGTGTCCAGTACCTCGTGACGCGCTGGTACAAGGACTGGGAGGGCTACGAGGGCGTCAACCGCGCGGCGACCCGGGAGGCGGCGGCCAAGGAGCTGGTCAAGCAGGGGTACGCCACTGATCCGGCCTACGCCGAGAAGCTGATCCGGCTGATGGACGAGAAGGCCCCGACCTCGGTAGCGGAGCCCGAGGTGGTGAAGGCGGCACCAAAGCCGATCCTGTTCGAGATCGAGGCGCGGCAGGACACCTGGCTCAAGAAGAAGCCCGTGCAGGCGATCGAGCTCGGGGATAAGGAAAAGGTGGCGGTGGTCAGGGGCAAGGACTATGCCGTCGTTGCATACACGGAGGTTCCGGCTGATGGCCACGCCAAGGTCGAGCTGGCCGGGGGCGCGGGAACTTGGTATCTATATGAGCCGCACTGGTCCAAGGCGCAGCGGAGCGGTGAGGCGCTGCCGTCCTCGGTGGATTGGGGGGACTTTGATGCGCTGGTGACCCCGCACCTGACGGTGGGGGAAGTACTGCAGTGGGATAAGCGCCGGGTCCCGCCGCAAGGTGCATCGGCACGCAGCAGGTTGCTGCGGACTGCAGCGGAGTTTGAGAAGGTCCGGGTGGCGTGGGGCCGGCCGCTCGGGGTGACGAGCTTCTACAGGCCCGAGCCCATCAATGCGCAGGTGGGTGGGGTGCCGGGCTCGAAACACACCACCGGGGAGGCATTTGACATCTATCCGGTGGATCGGAGCTTAGAGAGCTTCTACCAGTGGATTCGTACTCGGTGGACGGGGGGTTTAGGTGATGGGAGAAACCGCGGATTCATCCATTTGGATACACGCGGAGGCGGCGGATTTGTGCCAGGGGCTGGTGTTAGGCCCGCCGCTGAATGGATTTATTGATGGACGAGCGCACTCGTGAGAATTGGCTGAAAGTGAAGGCGGCTTTGGAAGCGGCAGGGAAGACTGATAGCCCCTTTTATGCGAGGGCGGTGGCGGTCGTTACGACGGGGCGTGATCCTGGAGATGGGTTGAAGCCGCTCAAGTTTTAGCCTTGACCACGCTTCTGTTTGCGCCCGTGATTGGCTTTGGAGTGGGTGCCTTGGCCTTGGTGCGTTCGCTTAGGGGGCCGGGCTCGGTGTTCGATTTTTCCGAGCGCAGTTTTTGACTTGACGGCCACTTTTAAGTGTGGTCATAGGCCATCTAGTTTATCAACCACCGAGATTGCTGAGCAGTTGGGCGCTGATGCGAGAGGCGGACTCGCAGTAGTAGACGAGGACGTCCACTTTGTTGGCGGTGGTTGTTAGGGTTGGCGCGGTGCCGTTGGGAAATTTCCAGTTGGAGCCGAAGGACAAGGTGCGGCTGCCGGTGGCGTCTTGGGTGATGACGATGGCGCCCGATTGGCCGGCGGTGATGTTGGTGGGGTTAGCGAGGGTACGGTTGCCAGCGAGAGTGACGCTGAAGTTGTTGGCGGCGGAGAAGTCGGGGGTGATCGTGGCCCCGTCGGTTAGGGCGGTGATCGCGCCGCGCTGGGCTTTGGTGAAAGTTTGGGCGATGGCGGTGCCCGCCATGGGGTAGCCGCCGGCGAGGCTGCCGTCGTGGACGACGACGACGTCCTTATCGGTGTCGACGGTGACTTCCCCGAGGGCGCCGGTGAAGCTGGAGTGTTGGGTGGTCGTTCCGCGGCGGAACTGAACGGCGGTAGGCATTAGACCAAGGCTCCGTAATCGAAGGTGGTGTCAGCGGCGGTGGTGATTAGGCCGTAGTCCAGCGCGGTGTTGGCAATGACTTGCCACGCGCTTTGGACATAGGCTTCGAGGCAACCGAGGGTCGTGTTGTAACGGAGGTGGCCTGAAGCGGGTGTTGGGCGCTGGGCTGTCGTGCCGTTGGCGACCTTGATGGCTCCGGTGCCTGTCATGGTGATGTCACCAGAGACGTTGCCGCCGGTGCTGCTGAAGCCGTCGGTGATGCCGTAGCCGCTCAGCGTGGTCGGCTTGCTGGCGATGTTGGCGAAGGTGTAGCCCGTGCAGTTGGTGAGCGTGCCTGAGGTGGGCGTGCCCAGCAGCGGGGTGACTAGGGTGGGGCTGGTGCTTAGCACCGTGCTGCCGGAGCCCGTGCTCGTGGTGACGCCGGTGCCTCCGTTGGCGACGGCGAGGGTGCCGGCCAGAGTGACTGCACCCGTGGTGGCCGTGCTCGGGGTTAGGCCGGTGGTGCCAGCGGAGAAGCTGCTGACCCCGGTTGCAGAACCGCCGATCTCGACAATCGAGGCGGTTCCGTTGTCCTTTTTGGTGTAAAGCTTGCCGTCGTAGGTGTTGATCGCGAGCTCGCCGAGCTGCAGATCGCCGGTAGTGGGGACCTTGCTGGCTACAGCCGAGCGCTTGATTTTGATGACGTTTGCCATGTGGCTTCCCTTGAGTGCCTAGGTAGGCGGGACGGACAGCGGAGCGCCTTAGAAGGTGCCGCCGTCGATGGTTGCGTTGGGGCTCAAGTAGTCGGTGCCGTCCACCGCGGCGGTGAAAGCGCTGGTGCCGTTGCCCTTGAGGATGCCCGTCAAGGTGGTGGCGCCGGTGCCGCCGCTGGCGACGGAGATGGTCGTGCCGTTCCAGGTGCCGGTGGTGATCGTGCCGACCGAGGACAGGCTCGAGAGCGTGGTGACGGCGGAGTTGACCAGGGTGCCGCTGGTCGGCAGGGTCACGCTGGTGTTGCCGGTGACCGTGAAGGCGGTGGTGAACGCGCCGCTGAAGGTCAGGCTGCCGCCCAGCGTGATGGTGCTGGAGCCGTTGTTGACGCCCGTGCCGCCGTAGGTGGTGCCGATGACGCTGCCGTTCCAGGTGCCGGTGCCGATGGTGCCCAGCGTGGTGATGCTGGTCTGGCCGACATAGGTAGAGGCAATGTCAATGGAGTCGGCGTTGACCGTGATCCGGTTGCTGGTGCCAACGGCGTCGATGGTGTTGCCGGTCTTGGTCAGACCCGCGCCCGCCGTGATCTGACCAGCGCCGGAGAACTGCGCAAAGGTCAGCGAGGTGGACCCCACCACGATGGGGTTGTTGGTGCTCAGCACCCAGCCGCTGTCGGCGTTGACTGTGCCTTCTTCGACGAAGGTGAACATGCCGGCGTGGACTTCCGCGTCGGTGTCGGCGTCGGTCGAGCGGGACCAGGCGCCGGCCGCCGCCACATAGATGCCGTTACCGCTGGCCGTGCTCTGGTCCTTGACCAACACGCGGTCGCCAGCGATCACCGCCACGCCGTCGATGGTCTGCGTGCCAGACAGCGTGATGTTGGCGGTGGTGGCAGCGCGGACGCTTGCCTTCACGTCGAGGCCGCTGCGGGAGGCGTCCACATACGCCTTGGTGGCCGCGTCGGTGTCAGCGGTCGGCGTGGCCAGGTTGGTGATCTTTTGGCTGTTCAGCGTGACCGAGGCCGTGGGGGCGGTCAGCTGATCCAGCCGGTTGGTGCGGACCTGGGTGTCAAAGTCGCTGATCTTGGCGGCCGTCAGCGTCGGGATGTCGGTGGCGCTGAGCGTGGTGCCGGAGGTGACGCGACCTTTTGCGTCGGTGGTGACCTTGGTGTAGGTGCCAGCGGTGCCGGCGTTGGCCAGGGTCAGCGTGACGGAAGTCGTGCCGGAGCCGGAGGCATCACCCGAGAAGGTGATCGTTTGGTTGCCGGTGAGGTAGTTCTGCGCCTTGACGAAGGCGGTGGTCGCAACCTTGGTGCTGCTGTCAGCGGTCAGCTGCGTCGCAGCGGTGGCGGTGCTGCCGGTGAGGTCAACGCTGCCGGTGAAGGTCTTATTGCCGCTGACTGTCTGAGCGCTGCTCAGGGTTAGGAATGCACCGGAACCGGCGATAGCCGGAATGGTGGTGGCGGTGCCGCCGGCGCCGCCGGTACCTTTGCCGTAGTAGAGGACATCATCGACCTCGTTGTAGGCGAGCTCGGCGTTCGCGAGGGATGTGGGCGCCCCGGGGGAGCCGGAAGCGCGCCGTTTAATGCGGAGGGTGTTGGCCATCTACCGGCTGAAAGGCAGTGACCCAAGTTATCGCCGGGATTTAGTCGTGATTAGCGTTAGAAGTTGCCGCCGTCTGAGAGGGATGTGGTGGTCCAGGTTGTGTTGGCTTTGAAAAGGGATGAGGCGCTGTCGTAATACAAGATTGAACCGTCGGCGACTGCGGTTGTGTCGACATTGCTGAGACTTCCGAGCGGGCCAGTAGAGCCAGAAGGACCCTGCGGACCCTGGGGGCCTGTTGGACCTTGAGGACCTTGTAAACCTTGCGGTCCTTGAGGCCCTTCAGTGACTGCGGTTAAAATTGAGGGAGCAGAGGCTGTTGTTACGGTGGTAATTGCACCGTTTTCTTCGGTTATGACGACTTCTGCTTGAGTTGTAGTGACATTTATGTATGTCATGGCACCGTTGTGTAGCCTTCAGTGGTAAGGATTGTACCTTCTAGGTAGTATTCGCGCTCGCCGTTGGTGTTGATGAGCAGGACGTCGTAGACGGTCTCGTTGGGGAAGGTCGTCGTGGCGGCGTAGCCAAGACGTAGGCGCACTCGGCCTTGGGAGCGGTCGACGTAGTCGACGGTGAAGTCGGCGTATTTCGTGGAACGCCCTTGGTCCCAGACCGAGGCTGCGACGGTCCAGCCGGTCAGGTTGATGGCGACCTTGTTTGAATCTTTGAAGTCCAGGAGGACGCTGTAGTCAGCGCGGCGCTGGAGTTTGATGTTGTAGACCCCAGGCTGGATCATCGTTCAGACCTCCTGAGGCAGTGTATCGACGTCAGCGCAGGCGGTTGAGGGCTGCTTTGACGGGGTCGTAGAGACCGATTACGGCCTCGATTTGTGTAGCGGTGGCGCGATGTCCTGTGGCGTTGGAGATGGCGCTTGCGATGGCGCCTTGGACCGAGCTCGGGGGAGCGTTATTGCTCAGGAGAAGGGGCACTTCGGCATCGAGCTGTTTGTACACGGTGGGGAGCCCGCGGCGAAGTCCCTCGTCGAGGGCGACTTTCAGCAGCGCTTTGGCCAGGCGGATGAGGAAGGATTTCATGTGTTGGTGCCTCCGAAGGGATTGCGGGACCGTCCTCGGTCAGGGGCGCTGCGCGTCTGCGCCGGGGAGTCGGTGATGTAGGCCCAGAGGGTGGAAGCGGCGCCGCCGGCGACGGTGAAGGCTTGGGTCCACTGGTTGCCGCATTGACCGGGCCGGCGGAGTTCGCAGCTCAGGACGTTGGCGCTGGCCATGAGCAGCATGTAGCTGTAACAGCCGACGAGCAGCTTGAGGACAAGTGCGACGACGGCGGGGTGGCTCATGGCGACAGAGCCTCGAGTTTGGCTACACGTTGTTCGAGGCCGTTGAGACGTTGGTAGGTCTCTTTGCGGTCGGCTTTGATGTCGACGTGGAGCTCTTCGAGGCGAATGGCGACGTTCTCGACTGCGGCGGTGAGTTTGATCACCGCGTCGCGACCTTCGGATGAGCGCCGGGTGTTCGCACCGATGCCCATGGCACCAACCGTGATGGCTGAACCGAGAACGGCAGCAACGACTTCGACCACGGAGCCCAAGGGTCTACCAAGTCAGGCTACGGAGGCTGGTTAGCCCGCGTCGTCTGGCGTGGGTTCGTCTGCGATCGGAGTGTCGCTGAGCGCGGGGGAGTAGGGATCAGCCGGCCAGACGCCGTACTCGGGGCCGGTGATGTAGGCAGCCAGTTTCTCGGTGTCTTCGGTGCCCACGATGGCAGTCACCTTGGTGCCGGTGGCGAGGCGGATGTCTTCACGCCAAGTCTTGATGGCGGGGTCGATGGCGGTGCCGTTGTCCGCTTCGCGGATGATCATCCAGTCGGTGGGCGACAGCAGCGTGCCAGCGGTTTGGCGTGTAGCGGCGGTCCACTGTTCGACGAGTTGGGCGTGGTCCTTCGGGATCAAGTGGCCTTCGGCGTCGTAGCCCCAGTAGAAGCGTTGGTCGTAGATCTTCGGGTCGGGCACCTCGGTGATGCCTATGGCCTCTTTCTCCTCGGCGGTGGAGAGGCGCAACCAGTTGGCGGGGTATTGCGTGCCGTCTGGGGTCTTGAAGGGGGTGTCAACCGCGAGGGGCTGACCGTCGAGCAGGAAGGCCATTGTTAGCTCCGGTGAGTAGATGCCCGTTTCATAGGTCAGCGGGCGAGGGCGTACTTGAAGGGGGCTTCCGCGAAGGCGGCAAAGACGTAAGTAACTCCATTTGTATTTGTGGAGTTACCTCCAGTGTTTCTTGCTTTAAATCCATTTGATAATAAATCAATTTCGTAATTAGTAGCGAAATACGATTCGCCATTGGACATGTTTGCAGCCAGTGGATTTATGCAAGTGTTGTACTTCATTCTTTCGGAATCGTATAATACCCAATCGTAATAAAGTCCTCCTGTGCTGGACGCTTTAATCATCAACCACCGTGGCCTAAACCCGCAGAACACAAACGGACCATCACTGGACCCGTTGCCCGTGTAGCTGCCGAACTTGCTGAAGCCCGCGACTTCGGACCACAGGTAGGCGACCATGCTGTCGCCGTTGCCATTGACTTGATTGTCCGTGCCAACTGTAAATACACTTGATGTAGGCGCAGTGTTATTCCAGTAAAAAGAGTACGTTACAAATGCATCGGTTAGGTTGAGGCGAAGTCCGCCGGTTGTTGGTGATGCGACCCCGCTGTGGTACACAATCCAACCAGTGCTACCAGTCGTTCGGTTCTTGACGATCATCATGTTCGGCGCAACACCCAGCGAGTGGGCGATGGTGCGGTTTGTTGCGTTCCCCGTATAGGTCACAATGTCAAACCCCGGCGTGGCACTTTCTTTCCACTGCCAGCCGACATAAGTTGCAGAGCTTTGGTTGTTCGCTAGGTTTGCTGCTCGATAGGTTGCAATAAACCCGTTTGTTGTGATGTCAAGTTGTGCGCCAGGGTTTGCCTCGGCGTTTGTTATGTCGGAAAACAAAACATTACTATTTCCGCGAACTGAATCCACAAGGCTGTGACTGTATGCAACAGAGCGACCTTTATGCCAAACAAGGTCAGGTGTAAATCCACCGCTATTTGTCACCGTTTGAGCGGAGCCATTGCCTGTGTAAAGGCTGACATCAAAGTAGCTGCTCGGCTTCTTAATCGACGGCTCGGGCAGGTTCTGCGTGTTCAGCGCCTTGAAGCCTGACGGCGGGGTGTAGGCAAAGGCGCGTTGGCCGAAGTTGGCGGAAAACGAATCAGCAGAACCACTGGTACCGTCAGTCACGCAGGGAAACAACCCTGACGGCGAGCAACCAATTGCTCCTTGCGAACTATTATTTTTATAGAAAGTTACAGAGCCGCTATCGCAGTCAACTGCAACGCCTATAACATCATTTGTAGTATATGTAGCGCCATACGCACCACCATCGGAGCCGTTAACATATTTCTTGCCATTGTTCCAGTAGAACACTGATGGGTTAATAGCCCAGGCGTTGATAGCTGTTGCAAGGTAACTGCTTATTCCGATCATTGAACTATTGCCACTGGTTGCTGTCACCTCGAAATACCATTTCCCAGATGCTGGAAATGCAACCGTCCCCCAAATGCCTCCACCGTTTGTGACCGGCGTAGATGCATCTAAATTGCCATTAGTAATTGTTGAATTGGGCAATAACGACAAAGGATTCCAAGTGCAGTAATTCCCCCTGCCATTGCCGCCATCGGCGTAGGGCGTTGGGGTGTCAATAAAGCTGTCAGTGGTGGCCGTGCCGCCATCAGCGGAGTAGTTGACCGTGATCGAGGCAGCTCGCTCCATGTAGGAGCCCCCGCTTGAAGCTGCCTCAACGAAGAAGTTGTAGGTCATCCCGGTGCTCAGCCCTGTACCCGTCACGGTGAAAGAACCGCTGGAGCCAGACCCTGACCCACTGGCTACAACGGTGTTAGAGCTGTCGCGAAGCTTCACGTACTGCGTCAGGCTGCCACCCAGGTTTCCGCTCCAGGAGTAGGAGCAGTTCAGGGTGATGGTGCTGTAGCCGGTCAAGCCGCTGATCAGCGTCGCGGATCTGTAGTCGTTTTCCCGCTGGGTGCCGTGGTTGATGCTTGCGGAGGATGTGAAGACACCGATGTTGTTTGGCGTCCAGTTGTTGCCGTTGCCGCTGTAATCCTTGCCAATCGTTGTTGCCGTGTTGGCGGAGTTGTCCGAGAAGTTGAGGTAGAAGCCGTTGGTGCCGTAGGTGCCGGTGTACTTCTTGGGCTTCCAGACGCCGGTGATGGTGTCGGTCTCGCCGAAATCGGTAACAGGAGGCAGTGTTGAAGGCTGCCAAATGTCGTGGAACTCTGTGATGTAGCCGTTAAAATAGGCGCTTGATGACGATGGATCTCTCCCTATTTGGTGAGTATTGTTCCCGCCGAAAGGAGTTCCTACGCTCTGCGTGGTTGTGTTTGTATTGGTAGACCAAGATGTTATTTCAACACCGTTGACCCACATGCGAAATCTATTTGCAGCAGTTGCTTGGTCTGTGTCTTGCGCGTAGTAAATGTGATACCAGGCAGACGGATCGCGCAATACCAGTGTTGATTGGAGATTGAGAACATTTACAGCGCTGTTGACCCAGTAAAGGCTCAGTTTGTCGCCAGAACTAAGGTAAATGTAAATGTAGTTATTTGCGTTAAAAAGAGCTCCATAGATGACGGAATAAGAGCCTGTGTTAACACTTGCACGCTTCATCCAAAAAGATGTGACGTGCTTGGTGTTGGTTCCACCGGGGCCAATAGTTTTATCGAGGTACGCCGAATCCGCCGAGTTGAACCGCAGGCTGCGCTCGATGCGGTAGCCGGGAGCAGAACCGGCGAGAAGGAAATTGGCGCTTCCGGGAACTCCCATGTCTCAGCTCAGGTTCGTGATCAGTTGGGCGTGGATGCTGGTGCTGCTGCGGACGGCATAGACCAGGCAGTCCACCGCCGACAGCGTGCTCGTGACAGAAGGGGCAGTGCCGCCGCTGAAGTCCCAGTAGCTGCCAAAGGCCAGGGTGTAGGCGGTGCTGGCGTCTTGCGTGATGAAAATCACTCCGCTTTGGCCGGCGGTCAGGTTGGTGGGGTTCGCCAGCGTGGCGTTGTGCCCGAGGGTCAGGCTGAAATTGTTGGCCGCCGCAAAGTCCGGCGTCACCGTTGCCGCACTCGTGAGCGCCGTGATGCTGCCGCGCTGGGCTGCCGTGAAGCTTTGGGCCAGGCTGAGCAGAGGAACGGTGCCCGTCGCGTCGGGCAGGGTGATTGTGCGGTCACTGGTGGGGTTGCTAACCGCCAGAGTGGTTTCGTTGCCGTCGGCGCTGGTCCCCTCGAACACCAACGAGCCGGCGGAACCGATCTCTAAGGCGCCCGTTATGGTGCCCCCGCTCAACGCCAAGAACGTCGAGTTGGCGGTGGCGCTGGTCAGCAGGCCCAGGTTGGTAGATGCCAGGGTGCCTACATCAACCCAAGCGTTGTTGGAGGCGTTGCGGATCTTCAGTTGGCCGCTGGTTGTATCAGCCCACCACTGGAATGCGTATGTGGTCGAGGGCGCTGTAGCGCCCGAGTGATTGGTGAAGAGCGCAGCAAGTTGACCGTTGATGTCGGAACGCACGGCCGCGCCTGTTCCATTACTTACGACACCGTCGGCTTGTGCCACAAGGTGGGTGCAATGCTCGTCGGTTCAGTCTACGTACCTCGTCCGAATCCGTTCGCGGTCCATGAGAACTGACGCTGGATATTGGCACCGCTGCTGTTCTTAAAGGTCACCCTAAATCCGGTTCCGCTGACGTTGGTTAGCTCGAAGTAATCGCCGCTGGCCATGTTCATTGCGGTGATGCCTACACTCGGCAAGCTGCTGTTCACACCGCCCAGGACGCTAGTCCCCGTAAAGAATCTATTGGGGAAGGTGATGTCCGTGGCACCGGTGTTGCTCGTCAACACGCCAACGCTTTGCTCGGTGCGGCTCTGGAAGGTGGCTTCGTAACCGCACTCGTCGATCAGGATGTTTTGGTCAACGTCATTGCTCTCCAGCAAGGCACGGAACTGGAAGGCGCGCCCGCTATAGGCGCCGGCCACAAAGGGCTGCCATGCGCTCCACGAGGGGGTCGCGCTCGGGTCGTCGTCAGTCCGGCGGAGCTCCAGCGCAGCGTTGACCGCAGCAGCGATCTGCCCGTCCCAGTCGGCGTAGTCGTCCACTTCCCCGAGGCGGGCGTCGAGCAAGTCCCCTGGGAAATACGCCCTCGTGATGAAGTAACGGCTCAGATCGAGGGCGTAGGGGGTGCCGAGATCCAGTGTGTTCGCGAAGTCGTAAATGCCTTGGGACGCAATAGGTCCGAGGACATCGACGCTTCCCACGACATCGAGGTCAGGGACCGTGTCAAACAGCACAGTGCCGTCAATGGTCAGGGCATCCCACTCGTCGCTGTAGAAGCAAGTGGTGCGTTGCCCCTGGAATGGGGGTGTATCGGCGTCTTCTCGGCGGCTTTGGATCAGCAGGTTGCCAAGCGCGTCAGGCAGATCGACGATCACGCTGGTTTCGGCTGCGCTTTGACGCCCACCGTCGTCCTCGAATTTGACGAGGATCTCGCCCTCGACAAGGGGGACGATGGCTTCGGTCTGGTTGCCGTTCTTGGCTTCGATCAGATCAATGGAGTTGCTCCAGGTTCCGGTGCCATCGGTTCGGTTGCTATGGCGGATGATGACTTTGCCGCCGACCCGGACATCAAGGTCGACCGTGGGCGACCAGCGCAGTCGCCCGGAGTTGGGGCTGATGGCCTCGAAGCTCAGGTTTTGGACATTGCCGGGGACGGCTGTCTTTCCGAATGCTGTAAAGCTAAGGGCTGCCGGGGAGACGGAGGGCAGTCCACCGGCGCTAATCGAGGCGACTTGGACCTCGTAAAGACCGGGGGAGGTGTCGAGGATGTCGAAGTCCGATCGGGTTTGCTGGGTCGTTGTCCAGTTGCCGTTTTGCCGGCGCCAGCTGATTTGGTAACGCGATACTCCGAGGACGGGGGTCCAGCTCGCAATGATCTTGGATTTGACCAGACCGTTGTCCTCGTAGAGCAATTCTTCGGCCGTCAGGTTTGTCGGTGCATCGGGGTTCGTGTTGAGATTGGTGATGTCGCGGTTTTCGAGCCGGATGTCACGCTCGACGTAGTCATATTTGCCTGCGTTGTAGGCCAGGGCTGTAATCGTGTATTTGGCTTGCTCTTGCTCTGAGACAGAGATGACCCTCCAGGTCGATGTCTGGATGTCATTGGTGCCCACGATCCAGATGCTGTTGGCGTTTGGAGCCACGCTGAAGGGTGTAGCAGCATTGATGTAGAGCACGACGCCAACGCGGTTGGTGATATTCCTGGTCTCAACGGTGCCGTTGGGCAGGATGACCGAGAGCGTGGCGTTGCTCGTTGGCAAATTTGCGGCGTCATCCACCGTGACCGTGGTCGTGGTTGCCGTGATGATGCGTCCGCCGCGGCGCTGGACCGAGCGGACAGGGTCCATGATCTCGATGATCTGGCCGGGGCGGACCATTAAGGACTCGAGGCTGGCGGTAAAGCTCACGACCTCGGATTCGTAGCGGTCCGTGTAGAGCAGCCACTCACCCAGGCGATGGGCCTGCCCGCGAGAGGTGCAGGCGAACGCGGAGATCTCATCCTTGAGTACCCCGTACTTGCTGATGCTCTCGGCATCTTCGACGACCTCGTAGGCCACATCGCGGCTGGTGAGATCGAGATAGCTGACGACGGCGACGTTGGGGCGTGTCTTGCGGCTGCTGCTCTGGTAGTTAAAGCCTTCTTCGGTGACGTTGGCGAGGGTGAACAGGTAGGCAGAGTCGGCGGGCTTGTCCTGCGTGATGGTCAGCGAGCCCGTGGCCCAGTAGGGCATGGCTCGGAACACCGAGCTCAGGTCGTTGATTAGCTTGAATGCCTCTTCCTGGGTTTGGATGTTGACGTTGCATGAGAACCGCGGCTCCTGTCCCCCGAATCCATCAGGCACCAACGCGGAGGCGTAGACAGAAGCGGAATAGAAAGCCCACTTATCGAGTTGTTCCGCCTTGATGTGGTCGCCGAACCCGTAGCGCGAGCTCGTGAGCAGATCCCACATGATCCAAGCCGGGTCGCTTGTCCAAGCAGCCGCGCCGAAGCTTCCGTTCCAGATACCGGAATACACCAAACGACCTGTGGCGCTGTCTACGGTGGCGTTGCTTGGGATGCGGACTTTGATGCCGCGCACAAGGTATGAGCGACTGGGAATTGAGTTGAACTGTTCGGCATCCACTCGAAGTGCGACGAGCGCACTGTTTGGGTATTTCAGCTTGGTGTAGATGATTTCGGTGTAGCTGCTCCAGTTAAAGGAGTTGGCGATTAGGCCGCTGGAGCTATCCGCTGAGGTGCGCGTGACTTTGATGTCAACTGGGAATGCGCCGTTGATGTTGACGAGGTAGCTCTTCTGGTAGGGATCGGATGAGCGACCGCTAATGGTGTCCGTAATGACCTCGGTGTAACCACCGTTGTTGTACTGGACTGAAATCGCCAGACTGAGCGAGGCACCTAGCTGGTCGCCTTTATTCGTGATCTCTTGCAGCTGGGGTACGGTGATTGTGATTCGTGCAGCGTTGATGTTGCTATCGGTCAGGCTCCGAACGATGGGTGTGCTCTGATTGACTGTGACGTTGACGGGTTTTTCGTCCTCGATGTCGGCTGTAATCGGGATGTACGTCTGGTTTTGCGTGCCGGTGCGGGTCTCAATCGTGACGTTCTGAAAGTTGTAGGTGCCGTCAGCGTTCTGCAGCGGTGTGTTGTTGATAAAGATCGACTTGTGGCCGTCCTTGAGACCTTGGATCTCGCCCTCGCTGATCAGGTCAAGGACTTTGGCGTATTGCTTGGAGTCGAGGGAGTCACCGACGACTGTTGGGTTGTATTGCTGGGATCCGCCCCCGCCACCTTTACCACCACCACCGCCGCCACCACCGCCTGCACCGGTAATTGCACCGAGGCCGAGGCCGGCGTTGTGGACGCGCACGCCGCCGGCAATGAAGGTGTGGTGGCCTTCGACGGTGAGGTTGTAGACCGTGCCGCGTCCGTGCTCGGTGCGCTCAACGATGGGGCGCAGGTGGCCGTTCTCGTCGACGAGGCAGTCGTCGGGACCGAGGGTGTCGATCTCGACGAAGGCGTTGAACTGGTTGAGGACCCAGTGGTTGGGAGTGGCGTCGAGGACTGTGCCGCCCCATAGGCGGTAGCGGACGACGCGCTCGTTCTCGTGCTCGTGGACTTTGAGCACCTTGGCCTGGTGCAGCGCGCCTTGGTCGTCAAAACTCAGGACAAGGTCGCCTGGCTTGAGGGTTTCGATGGCGCGCAGCCCCTCGGGGGTTCCCACCAGGGTGTGACCCAGGAAGCATCCGCCCCCTCCGCCTCCGCCACCAGCGCCAATGATTCGGGTCATCAGCCGGCCACCTGGATGGTGTCGATGCCCGCCGAGATCACGACCGAGCCGACAAGGGTTTCGCCGTAAACAATCGGGACCGGGACGCCTTGGCGGCTGGTTTGTTGGACACCGCTGAAGCTGTAGGACTTGCGCGGATCGGTCTCGGAGTTCGCGCCGCTGCCGCCCATCCCAAGGCCAGTGGCGGCTTTGGGCTGAGGAGTCAGCAGCTGGACGGTGCCGGACAAAGCAAGGCCGACGCCGACGATGCCGACCGCTGTGCTGACCGCAATCGCTCCTGCACCGACACCGAGGGTCCCAATCGCAGCGGCGCCAAAGGGATTGACGATGGCGAGCGCGATCAGCGCGACGCCTGCGATGACTTTCCACAGACCGCCACCGTCTCCACCGGCGCCTGCCAGCACCGGGATGATCTGAATGTCTTGGCTGCCGGCTGGATCGTGCAGCTCTTGTTCACCGAGGTCGTATTCACCAACGACAACGCGGTAGTGCTGGGCAGCCATGTGCTGCTCCAGGTGGGGGAAATTTGCCAGTAGAAACCGCACGGCCTCGGCAGCTGTCGTGACCTCGGCTTCAAACACGCGGCGGCGCAGGAATTTGGCGAGTTGGCCGTAAACGCGAATCTTGCGCAGCATCGCCTACTTAGCCTCTGCCCATCGTAGGGAACTTGGGATGGCGCAATCTGCGGCCTGTGCATTTCTGCAGCCACCCGCCGTATAGGTCGCGGCTACTCAGCCGACCTCGGATGTGATGGAGCACAAGCTGTTCGCCGATGTACACGCCGCAGTGATTAAGCCCGTTGCCTTGAATGCTCATCAACAAACCGTCGCCAGGAAGTAAGGGTTCCTCGGGCTCGAGCTCGTGGAAACCGGCCTCGCGCCAGTAGCCATCAAAGAGTGGATCCTGCTCGAACAGCTCCGGTGTCACGGGGCGCTCCCAGTCGGGTAGTTCGACACCTTGCTCGCCATACCAGTCACGCGCCAATGTCCAGCAATCCGTGAGGCCCCAGACCCACTCGCGGCCGATGAGGGGAGCTTTGTACCCAGTGGGCAGAAGCTTGGTGCTCCATTGCTCAGTTTTTGGGTTGACGATGTACCAGGGCAGATCCCCGCGCTCGATGGCCACGAGATCCGCTTGGCTCGGAATAGGTGGCGTCACCGGGTGGCTGTGGATGACCGCCAGGATTTCACCGGCGTCCTCGGCGGCTGTGTAGTCCGAAGGATCGAGGATGAATTGTTCGGAGCCTGCCGTGAGGTTCTTGCACGGCCAATAGCGACGGCGGCCTTTGATAACGACAAGCAGGCCGCATGCTTCGCGAGGGTCCTCCGCCTGGGCGTGTTCGAGTGCGTGGGTGCGCCAGGTCATGCGAAGAAGGTGCCGATGCCGGGGTAGGAGCCGAAGGGCAGCTCGGCGGTGGCGCCGAAGCGGACTTTGCAGCTGCTGAGCTTTTTGCCGCAGACGTCCTGCGCGGCTGTAGTCACTCGGCTGTCGTTCTCGTTGAAGTAGTTCGTGCCGGTGTAGCCGCACTCGGTGGAGCGGTACACCCATTGGCAGATGTTGGCGATGCACTGGCGCTTGGGTGCGCGGACGCCGGCGAGATCGAAGGCCGCTGCGAGCTCGAATTCGACGAGGTCTCGGGATTCCGCTGTCTTGCGGTCGATGTAGTAGATCTCGCGGGGGAATTCTGCGGTGGGGTCCGGGGTGCCGTATGGATTGACGTTGCCTGGGAAGTTCGCGGCGTCCAGATACCGGGCCAGGGTGCGGATGCGGGTGACCTTGGCGCCCTCGAGGCCGTCGGGGAGTTGAAGCAGTACAGCCGTGATTGTGTTGAGGAGGTTGGCCACGCGAATCTTGGGGCGGGGCAACTGGCCTTTGCCTCCGGAGTACTCGAAGCCCTCGGCCTCGATGGGGAAAGCTAAGTAGGGCTGGGCGGCCCAGATCACTTCGCCGTTGGCGTTGGCGTTGGTTCCGGCGTGGAAGTAGAAGATTTGGTTCAGCCCGTGTTGCGCGGTGTTCAGTTCGAGCTGGAAGAGTTCGATGACCGCGCTCGGGGCGATTTTTTGGAGCTCGGAGACTGGGACGGTCATTACGGCTCGAAGACCTCACGGAAGGTGGCGGTGATTTGGTTCCAGTTGGTTCCGATGAATTCGCGGGACCAGGAGAAGCAGACGAATTTCTTTGAGCTGGCCTGGTCAGGTGGGGTCCAGTCGAAGCTGGCGGCGTCGGCGGCGCGGGCGTCCAGGAAGGCTTCGATAGCTGTGGCGTCGGCGTCTTTGACCTTGAAGGTCAGGGCGTATTCCTTGGGGTTGTTGTGGCCGGGGAGGCCAAACACGACGCGCTGTTCGTATCCATCACCGAAGCGGGCTTGACGGATGCGGGGTTCGCTGCGCTTGGTGGCGGTGTAGGCCGGTTTGTAGTTGGGGAAGGTAGCCATTACGCAAGGATGCCTCCGGGCCTCTTCTGCTTAATGAGCTCTTGTTGAACAGCTTGAGAAATGGCGCGACCGAGCTCGGCGCCTTTCGTGTTGTCCCCCTGAACTGTACTGCCGGTGGCATCGACGTTGACCACGATGTTGGTCGCTCCGCCTGCACCGTCGCCGTGTAATTTGACGCCGAGTTCGCCACCTGCTCCGCGGCTGAGAGGAAGGATCGCTTCGGGCCCGGCCTCCCCCATCACGCCGGCGCGCATGGAGCCGCCGTCCTTGTAGCGGAACAGCGTGGGGGAATAGACAACGCTGTTGGTGAATCCCCCGCCGCGGGCGAAGGCAGCGATCCCGTTGGCGAAGCTGGCGCCCTTCGCAGCCTTCTCTGCGAAGACACCGCCGCCCTCGAAGGTGAAGCCAAAGGCGCGGAAGATGGCGAGGAGCGCCCACTTGGCGATCATGTCCATCACCATCTTCACGAACATCTGGTAGATGTTCTGGAACATGTTGGCGAAGGCGTCTTGGACGGAGGCTGTGCCGTCGACAATGGCAAAGACCGCGTTGGACATCGCGGTGCCGAGCTCGCTTTGGATGGTCTCGGCGAACTTGGAGACTTCTTCGTCCATGCTCTGGAGATCGTCGTTCCAATCGCGGAGGACGTCTTTGAGGTTGCGACGGTCTTTGGGCTCGGCGGGCTGGTTGTCCACGGTGCCCTTGGCTTTGTCCGCGTCTCCTTGGAGCTGGGCGATGATCGCTTGAAGCCGAGCGATCTCGGCATTGGCAGCGTCGAGTTGTCTCTTCAGCTCGGCGGCTTCCTTGGGTGAGGCGTTGGCAATCTGAGCCGCGATGCGAGTGCGCAGCTCTTCTTGGGTTTTGAGGGAGGCGTTGAGGTCCTTGAGGGCGGCGTCGAGCCGTTGCTGGATTTCGAGCTTGCGCAGTTCCTTCTCGATTTGCTCGGGGGAGGCGCCGGCCTCGAGGAGCTTCTTGCGCAGCGCGAGGACTTCGTTCTGCCGGGTGATTTGCTGGACCTGCTGCTGGAACTCACGGGAGAGGTCGACGCCCTGTTGGATGGCGTTTAGGCGGAGGCGGACTTGGGCCTCGTCTTTGAGGCTGCGGACGAAGGCGCCGTGGCGGGCTGTGACCTGTTGGATCAGGGTGTCTTTCTCGCGCTCGCTGAGGTTGGTGCGGGCGTTGATGCCCTCGATGATTTGACCGAGCTCGCGTTGTGCGCTGGCGACACGGGCGGCGCCCTCGGCTGCGATTTGGGTGCGCTCGGGGTTGAAGGCGTCGTAGGTGTTCTGGGCGAGGGCGGTTGTGATGCCGTCGAGCTCGTAGAGCTTGTCCTGGTACTGCTCCAGGCCCACGGGCTCAAAGGCGGATTTGGCGATGGCGTCGAAAGCTTCCTTGGTCTTGGCCTGGGTGAGCGCGGCCTGGATCGCCGCGAGGCGCCCCATCGCAGAGGTCAGGGAGCGGATTGCGGCCTCGTACTTGGCGACGGCAGGGGCGCCGACGTCGGCGAAAGACGGTGCCTGGGGTGCGGCGCCCGTGCTGCCAGGCCCTTTGTATGCCGAGCCGGGATCGGCCAGGTGCATGACCTTGTAGCTCTGGCCTCGGGGGCCGGCGATGGTGGCGTAGTTGCCGCCAAGGCCCCTGGGATCGCGGGTGAAGTTCTGGAGGGTGTAGCCCGGGGCCAGGTTGAGGGGAGTTCCGACCGGTCCGGCTAAGTCGTAGCCGGCATGACGACGGCCACCAGAGCGCGCGGACCCGGGGACATCGGTGAGTTGAAGCTGTCTGTTGATATTCGCTGCGAAAATGGCGCGGGCTTCGGCTTCGCTGCCAGCGCCGGAGATGTGGAAGTGATCTCCTCGGCTGCTAGTGCCGGTGTTGCCTTGGGTAAGGCCGGTGACGCCGCCGACCGGGGTCTGGCCGGCCAGTTGCCGGCGGTAGTCCGACACCTTTTGTTCGTACTCGCCGGCGCGCTTGCGGATCTCGGCGATTTTCTTTTCGTTCTCGAGGCGGTAGTCGGAGATCTGGCGTTCGAGGTTGGCGGCCTCGATCACCAGCTGCTTTTTGCCAGCTTCGATGTCGAGTTCCCCGCGCTCGCGAGTCGATAGGTAGTTGTTTAGCGCTTCGAGCGCGGAGCGTGAAGCGCCTTCCTCGCCCTCGATGAGCTTTTTGTTGGCCTGCTCCATCTGGTAGATGCGCAGTTCGCCGGCGGCACGGAAGATATCGACTTCTTTTTGGGCTAGTTCTTGACGTTTCTGGAAGAGTTCGTTCTCTTGTTGAATGCGTATATCATTGATTTCCTTCTCCAGTGAAGTTCTTTTATCGGCTTGGAGTCTTATGTTTTCTTCTGCGTCTTTTTTGTTTTGTGCGGCTTCGTACTTCCTTTGGTACTCGCGCAACCGAGCTTGCTCGCCAATCAGCGCACCTACTCGCTGCTGCTCGGCATTGCCGCCTAATGCCCTGGTGACTGTGTCGCGTACATCAAAGAGTCTCCAAAATTCGCTCCAGGTCTGGATGCCGAGTTGGCCTTCGTAGCGCAGATCATTCAGCTTCTTCCTGATTTCTTCAATGCGTTCGGTGGCCCGGCCGTACTCGGCCTGGGCTAGCTGCCGTTCAAAGTCCCGAGCGGCCTTAGTGGCGTAGTCTGCGTCGTCCCCGACGTTTCTATATACGGTTCCAAGTCGTTCTAAAGCGAGCTCGGCGCGGTTCGTTTTAGCGGTTTCCTCGGCTCTCTTTTGGTATTCGCCGAAGGCATTTACAAGCACCGTTATTGCTGCTTGTACCAGGAATATCATCCCTACTGACTTGACCATGTTCATTGCGGTCAAGCGCACAGTTTCACCGAGATTTTTGAATCCTCCTGCAACAGTTTCAATCCGGCCGCCGGTGCTGACCGCGTCATTGCCTGCTTTGATCAGATTATTGGAGACTTCTTGCAGGGCTTTGGCGACACCTGCTGCCATCGTGGGCAGTGTGACTAGCGATGCCGCAAGTGTCCCAAACACGATCGCAAGTTTGCCCACCGCGGCTATTAGGACAGCGATGCCACCAAGCAGCGTTGCGATTGCTACTCCTACTCCGCCGAGTGCCGGAACTACAACTCTTACTAGCGTGTTGCCAATGATTAGGGCATTGGTAATGAAGTCCATGCCTGCCCTTTTGAGCAGGCCCATGGTGGCAGCTAGTTTCGTAAACTCCTGAACTATGGGTAAGTCAAGAAGTTGACTGTAAAGATTAAAGCCCGTGGCGAGTAGTTCGATGAATTTGCTGTAGAAGCTGATGACGTTTGCCAAGGCGCGCGCCAGCGTTTCAAATACATCAACCTTGATTTCTATGAATGATTTGCCCAGTCGGACAAAGGCATCTGCAACGGTCAGTACCGCAGGCTGCAACGTGGTAATGATTTGAGCTACAGCGCCAATGGCGCGCTGCATTCCAGATTCGATCAGGACGACGACGTCTTGGATAGCGTCCTTCAGATCATTTATGGCCTTGCTACCTGAGTTGTCCTTTAAACCGATCTCTCCCAATGAGATCAACCCGCTGCGCTCTCGGATCACCTGGCCGATTGCTGCAAACCTGCCAATGAATTGACCAGCAGCGTCGGCAAGGGAGAACAGCTGCTCTCTGATCCTGAACAACCTCTCAAAAATCCCGGCCAGAGCGTTCAGTAGCGGATCCAACAGCCCGGCGCCGAACCGTTGGGCCACCAGCTCACCGAGATCGCGGATGTTGGAGACGACGCCTGAAAAGCCCTGCGCCGCAATCCGTTGGCCGGCGACGGAAGCAGCTAGCCGGTCCTCGAGAAACTTGATGACGCCGCCAGCTTGTGTTTTGGCTCGGGCCACGTCCTCGTTGGTGATTCCGAGTGCCTTGGCCAGGTACGAATCCATGGTGATGTCACCACGGAGGATCGAGCCGATTTCTTGGCGTGCCTGGTACAGGGGGATGCCGAAGGTCCCGAGGGCGGCGGAGAAGTTGATCGCCAGGTCTTCGGCTTCCTTAAGGCCGCCGCCGATCTGACCGACTTGCGAGGCAACGATGCCGAAGACTTCGATGACCTCGTTGGAGGTGACGCCGGCCAGAGCAATAGACCGCTCTCGGATGCTGTCGATCCGCTTTTGGACCTCGCCGGTCAGGCTGACGATCTTCTCGTAGGGGTCAGTGATCTCTTTCCCGTTACGGAAGACCTTGTTGGTGGAGGCGAGGGTGGTCTGGGTCTTGAGAATCGTCTCGCGGAGCTTGATCTCGCGGCCGATCGTCTGCTGGAAAAATCCGCCAAAAGCGTTCTGCAAGACACCAAGTATCTCTTTGATGCCGAACAAGGCAAAGCCAACTTTGGCTAAGCCATTCACTAAGCCACCTACAGAGCTGCTGGCTTTGTTAAAACTGTTAGCTAAAATGTCACCAGCTTTTGTGTTGTTGGCGAGGGTTGTCGCTGCTTTGGCTGTTCCTGTTATGGCGCCTTCATACCTTTTAATGCTGTCACCCACGCCGGGCAGCTGCTTTGCGACTTTGTAGAAGGTCTTGATATTGTTTGCCGCATCGTTTACGTCCCTCCCCAGGTTTGAGAACGTCTTGTTGACGTCTCTAATCGATGGGAGGTCGATTTTTAGCTGACGGGCCCTGGTCGCGCTGTCGGCCGTCTGATTCAGCTGGCGCAGATCGCGTTCAGCTCGCTGCGTATCGGCAGTGACGTTGAGCCGAAAATCAGCCACTTCGCGCTGTATTCGTTATCCGTATGCTACGGCCGCCGCTCGACTGGGGTCATCAGCGCAGTTAGGACGTGGGGCGGCAGAAGTCGCTTGCGCCCGAGTGAGGCGAGGATGAACTTGGTTGGGTTGCTGGGGCCATCGGCTTGGCTCGAAGCCGGCCGCCAATCGGGGTAGGGGAGGAAGTCTTTGGCGTTGACCTTGGGTGCTGCGCGCTTCGAGCCGGAGAACCCATGGGCGATCTGGATGAGGATCTGGGTTAGGCGAGCAACAGGGACGGCCTCGAGATTTGCTTGGCCTTTTTCGCGGTCGTCGATGACGCGCAGCAGCCAGCGCAGTGTGCTGATGGGGGTACGCAGAAAGCGATCCGCTGGGAAGTCAGCCCCGAGCTCGGAGGTTCGGATGCGGACGTAGATCACGTCCCAGTCAGTCTCAGGACTACGGAGGTAGTCCTCGCAGCTTTTTAGGAGTTCTTCGGGGGTGGGTTGAAGACTTGCTCGTCCTCGGCCTTTCCCGTGGTTTCAGGCCAGCCGTCGCGCTCCCAGCTGATCAGGCGGAAGACGTCCTCCATCAGCTTGGTGGGCATGGCCTCGGTGTCGGCTTCGCTCCAGTCCTCGACCCGCTCCCAGTCCTTGGATTTGGGCAGTTTCACTTCGGCGCGGTACTGCATGAACAGGGTGACGAAGGCCACCTGTTGTTCGACAGCGCCGACACTGTTGCGCTGCAGCTCTTCGAGTTCGCCGGCGTAGTCGTAGAGCAGATCCTGGTTCTCTTCGGTGGTGTTGCTCAGTAGTTCGACAGCGTCTTTGGTGGAAATGCCCTTGTCCTTGGCGATGCGTTGAGCGAGCTTGATGGAGGCGAAGGTGGAGCGGGATTGTTTGCGGGAGATGGCCTCAATGCCGCGGGATTCGCCGGGGACGAGGTCGTTGTAGATGGGGAAGCGGAACGGGCCGATCTCGTGGTACTTCTCAGGGGCGAAGAGGAGGCTCGCGTACTTGCTCATCTCGGATGGGGAGCTCAACCTCCCAGGCCCGTTGTGGGCTTGGTTGGTTTAACAGCTCGGGCGGAAGTTCAACCTCAATAGTAGCGGCTTCATACGCTAGGCGTATACACTGGGATTGGATCAGGGGTTCGAGGTAGAGGGCTCCACAGTGGAGCGTGGAGCCTTCCTCTCGGCAATTCACGGCGTACACGGTGTACAAGCCGTCGATGAGTAGGTCGTGTTCCATAAAGGCATGAAAAAAGGCCCCAATGATGGGGCCCGTTGATGACGCGCTCGGGAGATCAAGCGGTGCGGAAGGTGGTGGTGAGACCTTGGATCGGGCGCTTGATGCCCGAGGCCGAGGCGGCGCCGTTGGCGTCCACTGCCTGGGTGATGGCGCCGTCGGCGACACGCAGTCGGTAGATGGTGCCGGCGGCGAGGTTCGCGCTCGGGTTGATGGTCACCACGTTGCTGGCCAGGGACACAGCAGCATCGACCTTGGCGCTGGTGGAGGCCACTTCCAGGCGGAAGCCGGAGCCATCGCTCTGGCCGAGGGCCAGTTGGGTCAGGGCCACGGTGCCGTTGGTGGTGTAGGTCACGGTGATGTCGTTGCCGACCACCACAGCCGAGGCG